GTCTTTATCGACAATTTATCCCCGATGAAGTCGAAGATCGAACCGGACTCACCCTTTTCAGTCCGACCTGATCCGATCGGTGGCTAATCGTGGGAGCTCGTAAACAGCCGCTGCGAGGGGCAACCAAAGCAAGGCTTCACAGCCCACTTCTCAAAGGCAAAACCCGCGCCGATGAGGTCGCTAAGATGGCCGAGGATCTAGGCACGCCTTTATTACCTTGGCAACGCTGGCTACTCGATGACATGATGCGAGTTGACGCTAAAGGTAACTACATTAGAAAGACATCGTTGTTATTAGTTGCAAGGCAAAACGGAAAAAGCCATCTAGGACGCATGCGTGTCATCTGGGGGCTCTTTTATGGAGGCGAGATGAAGCACTTGATTATGTCTTCCAATAGAGCCACAGCCCTCATGACCTTTCGAGAGATCGCTTGGATCATTGAGAATGCGCCTCACCTTAAGGCAGGCACGAAGGCGATCAGATACGCTAACGGCGGGGAACGAATAGAGCTACTCAACGGGGCAACGCTCGACCTAGTATCTGATACGCGAGATTCATCCCGTGGTCGCACGGCTGATTTTCTCTGGATCGATGAAGTTCGAGAGATCAGTAAGGACGGATACACAGCCGCGATCCCTACTACTCGCGCAAGGGCTAATAGCCAGACACTACTGACTAGCAATGCTGGCGATGCGTTCTCCGAAACTCTCAATATTTTGAGAAGCAGAGCGTTAGAAGCGCCGCCTAAGTCTTTCGGATTTTACGAATACTCAGCCCCGCAATATTGCAAGATCACAGACCGCAACGGCTGGGCGATGGCTAACCCAGCGCTTGGCTACACAATAACGGAGGAATCACTTGAGGAAGCTGTCGCTACTAATAAGATCGAAGATACTAGAACAGAGCTTCTATGCCAATGGATTGATTCTCTGCAAAGTCCGTGGCCTCATGGCGTACTTGAGGCAACCTCCGACTCCGCGCTCGCGATTCCGATCGGTGGCTATACAGTCTTTGGCTTCGATGTATCTCCTTCTCGCAGGAATGCAAGCCTCGTTGCTGGTCAGATTATGGGTGACGGAAGAATCGGAGTCGGGATCCTCCAGACATGGGAGTCGCAAGTCTCGGTCGATGATCTAAAAATTGCAGCGGAAATCAAAGCATGGGCGGATCAGTATCGCCCAAAGATGATCTGTTATGACAAGTACGCAACGCAATCAATCGCAGAACGCCTTGCCAATGCAGGGCAAATCATTCAGGACGTGTCAGGCCAGCAGTTCTATCAGGCGTGTTCGGATCTTCTGGACGGACTCGTGAATAGTCGAGTAGTTCATAACGGGCAAGAAGAGCTGATTAAACAGATGAATAATTGCGCCGCTAAAGTCAATGACTCAGCATGGCGAATCGTAAAGCGTAAAAGCGCTGGCGATATCTCTGCACCGATCGGCTTGGCGATGGTTGTATCTATGCTACTTAAGCCACAACAGATAGCGCGTATCTACACAGAATGACCTACATGTAGTGTATAATTGCGACCTATGGGTATCCTTTCGCGCCTCACAGGTGCAACACCAAAGGCCAACGTTGAAGCGCAATACGCACCGCAGGTTCTAGGTGAGTATTCACCTTACGCGATGCCCTTCCAGTTCGCCTACGTCGGACGAACAGAAGCTCTCGGAGTTCCAGCGCTAGCCCGTTGCCGTAACTTACTTGCTGGCACTATCGGCGCTATCCCACTTGAACTTTACAAGAAGTCAACAGGTGAAGAACTAGGCAAGCCTCTCTGGCTTGATCAACCTTCGTATCATCAACCTCGATCAGTAACGATTGCTTACACGGTTGACTCGCTCCTCTTCTATGGTCAGGCCTTTTGGCAGGTGGTTGAGATTTATCAGGAAAGCGGTCGCCCATCACGATTTAACTGGGTCGCTAACAGCCGAGTCACCGCAACACTTGATCAAGATAATATTTTCGTAAAGTCATACGCCATCGATGGTACTACTGTCCCTATGGATGGCCTTGGCTCACTCATCACATTCCAGTCACTCAATGATGGCATTCTTAACACTGGCGTATCCACAATTCGATCCGCTATTGACATTCAGAAGGCTGCCGCAGTTGCAGCAGCGACACCAATGGCCTCAGGATATATCCGTAACTCTGGCGCTGATCTTCCGCCAGCAGAAGTTCAAGGACTACTGGCCGCTTGGAAGTCTGCCCGTCAGAATCGATCCACCGCTTACCTCACATCTACCTTGCAATATGAGGCCGTAGGTTTTAGCCCTAAGGATATGATGTATAACGAAGCGATCCAGAATCTTGCAACAGAAGTTGCTCGCCTCTGCAACGTTCCACCTTATTACGTCTCAGCAGATCAAAATACAACAATGACTTACGCGAACGTTCAGGATGAGCGTCGCCAATTCCTCACACTATCTTTACAGCCATTTATTTCAGCCATCGAGGATCGTCTCTCAATGGATGACATAACAGCTCGTGGCAATATCGTGAAATTCGATATCGATAAGAATTACCTACGAACAGATCCACTTGCAGAACTAGCAGTCATCCGCGAGATGCTTGATCTCCAGTTAATCACTCAGGAGCAAGCGATGGCGATGACCGATCTAACACCTAACGGAAGCGAAGGAATCATATGAAAGAGATGCTGACCTTTTCGGCAGAACTTACAGCGGACGCGTCAGAGCGCACCATCTCAGGAAAGATCGTCCCATTTAATGGTGAGGTCGGAAACACTTCGGCCGGTGCCGTAGTCTTTGAGCGTGGCGCGATTAACATAGCTGATTCAAGCAAAGTGAAGCTCTTACTAGAACACGATCCTAAGCAGCCAATCGGCCGCGCTCAATTCTTCAATGAAACAGAAGATGGAATTTTTGCATCTTTCAAGATCTCAAAGTCATCCCGTGGCACCGATGCACTCATCGAAGCCTCAGAAGAACTTCGTACTGGTCTATCAGTCGGAGTTATGGTCAATGCAGCAAAGCCTAAGAATGGCGTGTTGTATGTATCGAGTGCTGACCTCCTCGAAGTAAGTTTGGTACAAGCAGCGGCATTCAAGTCTGCGGCAGTAACCGATATAGCGGCATCAGAAGATGAAGCCGTTGAAGAAACCCTACCTACAGAAAGCGAGACAGTCGTGGAAGACACAACAGTCGAAGCAACACCAGTAGAAGCCGCGGCTGTGGAAGCTGCTCGCCCTACAGTAACAGCAATGGCTTACACAAAGCCACGCATTGAAGTAACAGCTGCAAAGTATGCAGAAAACACAATCCGCGCAGCCCTCGGAGACGACGCAGCTCGTCAATGGATCGCAGCGGCGGCAGACACATCTGACAACGCTGGTCTTGTGCCAACACGTCAGCTCTCTGAGATCATCAATCCTCTCGGAACGACCATCCGCCCATCAATCGATGCAATCTCTCGTGGAGTGCTTCCAGATGCAGGTATGACATTTGAGATCCCAAAGATCACACAGATGCCAACAGTTGCAATCGAGCCAGAAGGCGACGCATTCAGCGACACAGATCAGAATTCAAGCTTCCTTTCAGTAACAGTACAGAAGTACGCAGGACAGCAGACATTCTCAGTAGAATTGCTAGATCGTACATCTCCAGCATTCTTCGATGAGCTAGTCCGCAACATGGCGGCTGCTTACGCAAAGGCGACTAACTCAGCAGTTAACGCTGCACTTATTTCAGGTGCAACACTTGACGCAACTACAGTTGCAACATATCCAACAGCAGCCGAGCTTCTCGGAATCGTTGCTCGCGGATCAGCATCTGTCTATGGCGCAACAGCAGGACTTCCAAATCCATTTGCTCGTAACATGGTTGTATCTACAGGACAATGGTCAAACATCATGTCTCTCAACGATGCAGGACGCCCAATTTACACAGCGACAAATCCGATGAACGCAGGCGGAGCAGTTGCTCCAACTTCACTCACAGGCAACGTTGCTGGACTCAACCTTTACGTTGATCCAACAAACGGCGGCGATGGCGATGGAACAATCCTCATCGTTAACCCAGATGCATACACATGGTACGAGTCACCAACATACCGCCTACGCGCTGAATCAACAGCAGCAGGACAGGTAACAATCGGCTACTACGGCTTCGGAGCAATCGCTACCAAGGTCGGCGCAGGCGCATTCAAGAATAACAAGGCGTAAGCCACCTAAGTCGCTGGCTGGGTAGTGCCCTTCTACCCAGCCAGTCTTTAGAAAGGATCAGAGCATGGCATTGACAACAGTCACAGAGCTTCGCACCGCCCTAGGCGTTGGGACTCTCTACACTGATGCAGTCTTGCAATCTGTCTGCGACGCAGCGGATAACGTACTCTTGCCTTTTCTATGGAAAAATCAGCAATATATAATTGCTCACGGCAACACGGGCACAGTCGGCACTCTCTATTTTGATCAGAATATCCGTGAAGTATTTTACGTCGGACAGTCAGTAGTTATCTCAGGCGCTGGCACTAAGTACAACGGCACAAAAACTATTACAGGCGTTGATGCTCGATCATTTAACATAACCACGACTCACACTTCAGACAATCCACGCCACACAGTCGAACCTTTCGGAATAGCAGCCGCTGAGACTTACACAGACTATTCAACGATTCCAGCAATCCAAGAAGCCTCACTCATGATCTCTATCGATATCTGGCAGTCACGTCAAGCACCTTCATCTGGCGGAGTTACAATCGATGGCTATCAGCCTTCACCCTATAGAATGGGCAATACACTTTTAGCTCGTGTTCGTGGACTTCTCGCACCTTATCTCGATCCGAGATCGATGGTGGGCTAATGGCCGCCATATCAACACTTCGCGCAGGACTCGCAGCAGCTCTAGTCGATAACACTAAGTACTCAGTATTTTCGTTTCCTCCTAGTACTCCGATCGCTAACAGCGTTATCGTTGCACCTAGCGACCCTTATATCACCCCATCTAACGGCTGGCGAAACACTATTGCGCCTATGGCTCACTTTACTATTTCCGTCATGGTGCCACTTCTCGATAATGAGGGTAACCTTAACGGAATTGAGGATAACATCGTCCGAGTCTTTAATAAACTCGCGGCATCCTCATACACCTACAACGTCACAGAAGTATCGGCGCCAGCCGTACTAAGTGCCGTGTCGGGTGACTTGCTTACATGTAATATCAACGTGTCAATCTTGACAGAATGGACTTAACCATGACCGACTTGGAACAATGGGAAAAAGATAATGAAGCATTCCTGATCAAAATCGGTCAGGTAAAACCAGCGGCCGCAAAGCCACTTACTAAGAAAGACGAGGAATAAGCCGTGTCAGTATATCTAAGCAACGGAGTAGTTCTAACTGTCAACGCGGTTGATCTCTCTACTCTAGTTACAAGCGTTACCCTTAACCGATCATTCGATGAGCTTGAAGTAACAGCGATGGGCGATAACGGACATAAGTTCGTCAAAGGCCTAGAAGCATCTTCAATCACAATCGATTTCCTCAATGATGAAGCAACATCTAAGACTCTTCAGACATTGAACTCACTTGTTGGAACTAACACAACAGTCACACTCAAGCAGACTTCTGCTATTACATCTGCTACAAACCCACTTTACACAATGACTTGCCTAGTCAATAACATCACACCTATCAACGGTGCTGTTGGCGATCTATCGACTCAGAGTGTAACTTGGAACGTATCAGGTACAGTAGTAGTTACAACCTCGTAATCTAACTAAACAAAGGGGCACAGCATGGCAAAACTAATAGTCACGATGGCAGACAACAGCGTCACCGAGATCGAGATCACTCCTCGATTGGAGTACGCGTTCGAGCTATATGCTAAAAAGGGATTTCACAAAGCGTTCCGCGATGATGAAAAGCAATCAGATGTCTATTGGCTAGCATGGGAAGGCCTTCGGTTAAGTGGAACCATAGTCAAGCCATTCGGCGCAGACTTTCTCGAAACTCTGAAAAGTGTCGAGGTTGCAGAGTCTGACCCTTTGGCCTAGGCAGGGATAGCATCCACTACCTCATCGCTCGCTTGAGCATTGAGACGGCTATCCCTCCACAATCTTTAATCGATTTAGATCCATCGATGTTGCAGATGATTCTGACAGCATTGAAAGACAGAGCGGAGGAGCAGAAGAATGCCTACAGAGCTCAAAGGCGCTAGCGAACTCCGCAAAGCAATGAAGAAGTTCTCTCCTGATCTGGATAAAGAAACTCGTGATGAGATGGTGGCATTCCTAAAGCCATTGGTCAAAAAGGCTCGCGGCTTCATGCCGTCTAATGGTGACATGCCTTCGGGCTTCGTTAGCAATAGCGCAGGCGGTGGCTTCCCTAAATACGATGCAGGCACAGCTCGTCGAGGCGTTGGCTATAAACTGACACCGACAAAGCCTAATCGCCAAGGCTGGGTTCAGACAGTATCGATCCACAATAAGACCGCTGGCGGTGCTATCTATGAAACCGCTGGCCGTAAGTCTGGAATAGGTGGAAAGTTTACTCCACGTCTGCCTGGTCAATTAGCAGGATCGGGCAAGATGGCAGGTCGCGCAATGTTCAAAGCATATAAGGAAGATGAAGGCAGAGCCAAGGTCGGAGTTATCAAGGCGCTTGAAAAGGCTGCCGCTAAGTTTAATGGGAGAGTAAGTTAATGGCTGAGTTACGCATCCCGATTATCGGTGAGTTCAAGGGAAAGAAAGCCTTCGACGATGCCGAAAGATCAACAGGTAAACTAGACGATAGCGTCAAGAAACTAGGCAAGGCACTCCTAGCCGCATTCAGCGTTCAGAAGATCACTCAGTTCAGCAAAGCAGCCGTCAAAGCATTCGTAGAAGATGAAGCCGCTGCAAGCCGTCTTGCTCAATCGGTAAAGAATCTAGGACTAGCATTCGAAACTCCAGCGATCGAAGCGTTCATAGATCAGCTATCTCGCGCCTCAGGTGTCACAGATAATCAGCTTCGTCCGGCCATGCAGCGCCTATTGCAGACCACAGGCTCACTTGCTAAGTCCACGGAATTATTAAATCTTGCTCTGGAAGTCAGTAGAGGCTCTGGCGTAGATTACGAAACAGTAGTTAACGATCTGTCAATGGCCTACGTGGGACAGACTCGTGGGCTTCGTAAGTATTCACTAGGACTTACTCAGGCAGAACTCAAGACCGCTTCATTTGCTGAAGTTCAGGAGAAGCTGAACAAGACTTTTACAGGCGCTAACGCGGCATACCTTGATACTTATGCTGGCAAGTTAACCCTTATCCAGACCGCAGCAGGAGAAGCGCAGGAAACCCTTGGAAAAGGTCTAGTAGATGCCTTTTCGATCCTAGCAACCGAAACAGGAAGCATCACAGAACTTACAGAAGCGATGAACGCCTTCGCAACAAATACAGCCACGGCATTCCGTAACGTCGCCGTACTAGTAAGCAATCTTGATAAGTCGATGCAGGCAGGTATGGGACTCGTAGGAGTACTGGACAGGATTACGGGCAGTAACTTCGTTAAGATCTTCGGCGGTGCATTCGGATTACTCTCTACTCAAGGCGCTGGGACATTCAGCAGCTTCACTACTCCAGGCATGGGCGGTTACCCTAGCTCTGCCCTAGGTGGCACTTATGTAGATCCTAATCAAGCCAAGCGCGATAAGTCAGAAAGAGATGCGGCTAAGCGTAATAAAGAGATCGCTAACCTACAGAAGAAAACTGTAGACATGCAGAAGAAGGCTAACGCTCTTACCAAGGCCGCTAAGACTATCGATCTTGATCGTATCAGCGTCACCGCTGCCCTTCGTGGCAAGATCAGCGAAACCGATCGCCTATCGCTTAATCTCCAGTTAGCCTTGCTAGATAAGAATGAAGCGCAGGCTAATAAACTCTCAGCAGAACTTGAAGCGGCAACCAAGCGCCAGAATGCTCTTAACGCGGCTCTATTGGCTACGCCAGAAGCGCCGAATCCTTATCGTAACTGGAAAGTGCCTACCCTAGATTTCGGTGGCAATCTTCTCGGATCAGTCGTACCAAATTTCGTACCACCTGCCTATGCGATGCCACCAACATTCGGACAACAGGGAGGCCTACCTGCTGGCGTAGTGGCTGGCGTCAATCCTGAGCCAGTAGTAAACGTCATAGTCACACTCGATAGCGGAGTAGTAACTAACGCTGTCTCTGAAGTACAGACTAATAACAATCTTTCAGGATCCTTTACTTCTGTCGGCGGTCGAGGCGCGAACACAGCGAGATTTACATAATGACTCTGCCTGCAACAATCTCTGTCTCTTTCGACTTCTCGCAAGGCGCTACCTTCGGATTCCCCTTTACTATCGGTGATCCAGTTAACGGCATTATCGGAGTATCTCAATTCGCATCAAGTGAGGTACCTGAGCCAGTTATCGATCTCAGTCCTCAGACGCGCCAGATTACTATCAGGCGTGGTCGCAATATCATGCGGGATACTTATGAGTCAGGATCTTGCACAGTCCGAGTTATCGATGAGAATGGCGACTTCAACCCTCAGAATCCAGCAAGTCCTTACTTTGGCTTCCTTACCCCACTGCGTAAAATTCGAGTAGCAGCTACTACTACAACCTCTCAAGCCTTTCTCTTCTCTGGTTATGTCACGGACTATAAGTACACCTACCCACAGGGGCAGGAATTAGGTTATGTAGATATTACTTGCTCGGATGCATTCCGTTTATTCGCTATGGCTAACGTCTCGACGATTGCCGATTCAGGCAGTGGGCAGACTACAGGCACACGCATAGATAAGATTCTTGATGAGGTAGACTTTCCGTCTAGTATGCGCTTCATCGATGCAGGATCTACAACAGTACAGGCAGACCCAGCCACTACGCGTACAAGTCTTTCAGCAATTCAAGTAGCAGAGTTTACAGAGCAGGGGGCATTTTTTGTCCGTGCAGATGGAGAAGTAGAGTTTAAGGATCGCTCGGATGTAGTGGGATCGCTAGCACCTGCACCGATTGAGTTTAATCAGACTACAGGAATTCCATACTCTGACCTTCGTTTTGCCTTCGATGACAAGCTCATCATCAACAGCTCTACAATGAAGCGAGTCGGTGGCGCTACAGTCTCAGCCAATAACTCAGATTCGATTGCTAAGTACTTTCCGCATGGCATGAACGTCGAGAACTTGATCGCAGAGACAGACGCGCAGGTTCAAGACATTGCCAGCATCTACGTCGCTACTCGTGCAGAGACTACGATCCGCATCGATGCCATGACTGTCGATCTATTAGATACAGCCGTGCCAACCGATACCATGATCGGGCTTGAGTACTTTGATAATGTAGAGATCACCAACGTACAGCCAGAGGGATCAGTCATTGTTAAGACCTTGCAGGTTCAGGGCTTGGCGTGGGATATTACCCCTAACAGCATGAAGGTTACAGTTACAACACTTGAGCCTATAGTAGAAGGATTCATCATAGGATCCTCGACTTACGGTATAATCGGACAATCCATAATGGGATACTAGGAGAAAACAATGGCTACAGGCTTTCCAGCGACAACAGGCGACATTTTCACGGCGGCAGACTATAACGGCCTCGTAACCTTTGAGATCAAGGCAGATCAGGTTAACGATTACACGCTTACAGTCGCCGACTCCTATCAGGTTCTCGTGCCTATGAACAAGGGAACAGCCGTCGCGCTCAAGATTCCTACCAACGCGACAGCGGCTATCCCAGTCGGATCTGTCATCACTATTCTTAACAAAGGCGCTGGACTCTGCACAATCTCAGCCGTTACATCTGGCACTACTACAGTTTTATCGGCCGGTGCGACATTGGCTCAACCGACTCTCGGACAATATAAGAGCGCCGCATGCATCAAGACTGGCACTGATACGTGGTACATCGTCGGGGCTATTGCGTAATGCTTAACAATGTCGTCAGTGTTTTTGGTTTACCTATTGGTGCATTGAAAGCCGATTATCTAGTCGTCGCAGGTGGCGGTGGCGGTGCTGTTTACGCAGGTGGCGGCGGCGGTGCTGGCGGATTTAGAAGTGGAAGTGATTTTACTTTACCTTCAAGTTTTACAGTAACCGTTGGCGCTGGTGGCGCAGGTACTTCTGGTTCTGGAAGCACTGGAACCAATGGAGTAGATTCAGTTTTTTCAACTATTACTTCAACGGGTGGAGGCACTGGAGGATTTCAGACAACTTCTGGCGCTAATGGTGGTTCAGGAGGCGGCGCAGGCGGTATTTCTGGCGCCCAAGTCGGCGGAACTGGAACGTCTGGACAAGGTAATAACGGTGGTAATTCTAATGGTTTTGGCGGCGCAGGCGGCGGCGGTGCAGGCGCAGTCGGTGGCACTCCAACAAGTGGGCAAAACGGCGGAAACGGCGGCGCTGGTTCTGCCTCATCGATCACTGGATCATCTGTAACTTACGCAGGCGGCGGTGGAGGTGCTGGAACTGGTGGCACAACTGGCGGAACTGGTGGCGGTGGTAACGGTTCACTCGACACAGTAGGATCTAACGCAACTTCGGGCACAGATAACAGAGGCGGCGGTGGCGGTGGCGCTTGGTTTAACGGCAATACTGGCGCTGGTGGATCAGGTATTGTAATTATTCGCTATCCAGATTCGTTCGCAGATTTGACAACAATCGGCGGAACTCTAGTTCACACAAAGACAACCGCAGGCGGTTATAAGGTTTATTCATTTACGGCTGGAACTGGAACGGTGACCGTCTAATGGCTTACTATGCATTCTTAGATGAAAATAGCATTGTCACAGAAGTTATTAAAGGCCGAGACGAATGGGAAGAAGTCGACGGCATCACCGACTGGGAGCAGGCCTATTCTGAGGTTCGCGGTCAAGTCTGCAAGCGCACGTCATACAACAACAATATTCGGTTTAACTATGCAGGCATCGGCTATACATACGATCCCATCGATGACGCATTCATCGCGCCTATGCCTCAGTGTGGTCATGAAGAATTATTACTTAATGATCTAAAGCGATGGGAATGCTCTAATGAAGCCCATACTATCTAAGGCTGGGCAACAGCTTAGAGAGCAATTCGATGACACCTTCCCAGATCGTGATAGGCGTTCCGATGGTTGGATCGGCGATCTCCGTCATTCAGCGCGTCCTAGTGATCATAACCCTGATCCAGCGACAGGGGTGGTTCGCGCCATCGATGTCGATCGAGATGTACATAAGTCAGGCAAGCCCGACCTCATGCCCGATATTGCAGATCAGCTTCGACTCGCGGCCAAGCGTGGCGAGAAGCGAATCTCCTACATCATCTTCGCAGGACGAATTGCATCGTCTCGCATGGGCTGGCGCTGGCGCAAGTATTCTGGAAGTAATCCACATAACGCGCATTGCCATATCTCTTTCACTAAACAAGGCGATCAAGACGGCT